TGTCCAAACCCATGAAGATTCATATATACCATTCCACGAGTTTCTTTTTCTATTGTGCCTTGCATTGTTCGCATCGGCATCGGCTTATTCTTATTCCAATTTAACATGAAATCAAAACCAACACTTGCAGGCTGTGTCATGTACTTTTTAACTGTGATTCTGTACTCTGTTCTGTCTGTACTTTGTTCTATAGACTGCTTCTCGCTGTCTGTGCGCTTCTCTGTGACGTTTTCAGCACTTGCATGTAAAACAATATGTACTTTGTCTGAAAACGTCTTACAAGAGCTTATAGCGTCTTGTACAGAATCATACTTTACGCCGTTGATTTCAACAGCCCCTCTCCAACTCTCAATGAGTTTTAACATTTTATCACCTCGCTTTTAAATGAAGTTGAGAACAACACACAAAGGAGACAAACGACTCAACAACACAAAAAACAGCAAACTTTCAAGTTGTGTTGTTCTCAACTCATGTAAACATTGTATCACACTATTTTCGATAATGCAAGCACTTTTTCAATCTTTTTTGATAAAATTTTCTACGAACTTTTCAACCTGCATTAATACTTCTTCATTCTCCTCTAAAAATTCTCTTACTGCCGCCTGACCGTGTATTCTTCCTTGAATAATCTCACCAGTTTCAGTATCTACTATATCGAACCATGCACCAGATTTTCTAATTACATCTATTCTTATGGCAACGTCTATTAAGTCTTTCAGATAATCTATGCCATCTTCATAATTCAATGAGTAAAATCCTGTTCTCCTACTCGGCGGACATGTTTTGTTCTTTATCATTGACATAAGAACAATATTACCTGCTGGTGCATCTGCTGATTTATTTAACTCATTTCCTTTTTCATCTAAATATTTTCCACGGCTAAATTGCATACGAACAGAACATCCGTGTCTCCATGCTTTTCCACCAGGAGTAGATATTCCACCATACATACTTGCAAGATTATCTCTAATCTGATTAATACCTATACCAGTACAATTATGGCGCTTCATCAGCATTTCAATCTTTTTGGAGAATCTTGTTAATGGTAAAGAAATACCACCATATACTTTATCTTCATAAGTTTTCTTTTCGTCCATCTCTAATGAAGAGACAAGGACACCAATACTATCAAGTACCCACAACCCTACTTCTCCAGTATCTACTGCATCTTCTATAATCTGGAATATATCTTCTGCTGATTGTGCTTTAGGTTGAAGTAAATACAAATTATCTACATCTACACCCAATTTTGTTGCCCACTCTGCGTCTAATGTGTTTTCCGCATCTACATAAAGCACACTTCTGCCATCATCAGATTTTTGATAATTGGCAACAATGTCTAATGCTGTAGTTGTTTTACCACCATGCTCTTCACCAAAAAACTCTGTAATCTTACCTACCGGTATGCCACCATATGTACAGTAATTCATTCTTGGAGAAGTGAACGGAATACGCTTATAATCATACTCTGACAAACCGTGAGTTATTATCTCTTCACCAAATCTTTTATTGGTCTGTTTTATTATTTCATCAAGTTTTTGACCCATCTACAGCCTCTTCATTTAGTAAAATACTAATTACTTGTTCTGCTCTATTTCTGCCAATTCCTTTTACAGACAGCAGAACTTCCATTAATCTCTCTTCTGTTACTATTGCGCAATCATCAAATTCTGATTCTCCTTCTTTAAAACCATCTGAGTACATTGCTTTACATAATTCTACTAACCAACGATTAAATTCATTAAGCGACATTTTTTGAATCCGCTTTAATTCGGCAAATGATAATGGTTTCATTAAATCTGTACCTTTGCAAGAAACTCTCGATTAAACCACGGCATTTGTTTTTCAATTTCGTCCTGCAACATTTCTGCAAGCTGTTTCACTTCTGGATTAGCTGTGCCGTTCTTGTTCCTCAAGCGGTAGACATGCGACCACTGTGCCATATTGCACTTGAAGATGAAATTTGAAGGGATAGATTCCATGTACAGACCGCGCTTTACATCTCTATTATCCTTGAGGTCTTCACGAATATAACCATTCACAGTTTTTACATAGCTCTGTCCGTCTTTCTCAATCGCATCAGGCAGGTGACTATTCATAATTTCTTCTATAGCAACATCTGTGGGAATAATCTTATCTTTATAGAAATCAGACATTTCGCCTTCCTTGAAATCCGCAAGTCTTGTTGATGCACGAATGATTCTGTTGTTGAATCGGCAGGCATGTGCGTCCCAGTCATCCTGTCCTGCTCTGTGGATTCCTTCTACCGTTGCGGATATAGTTACAAAATCAAGCATTGTTGTGTGCATCCATGCGTATTTACAGAAGGATTCAATACGCTTTGCAGTTCTTTCATCTCCTTCAAAATCGTATGGAGACCTGAACATTTCCCAATCTGCTCTGATTTCTTTGTCCAGTTCCGGTGTCCATGTTCTCTTGCTCATATACATAGATACCAAGGCATCTGCCATGCCGGTAATTTCATTAAGATATACTTTCATTCATCTGCTCCTTCTGTAAGTTCATCCAATGTTACATCTAATGCAGTTGCTATTGCATAAGCAGTATATAGTGATGGCCCATTATGCCCACGTAAAATACCGTTGAGCGAGTGGTAATTGATACCAGATTCTTCTGCTAATTTAATTTGTGCCCATCCTTTTTTCGTTAATGCCATTCGCACATTAAAAGCAAATGCCTCATTTACTGTCATCTTCTACTTCTCCATTATGAATTTTTACCCAACCACTACTACACATACCCCATCTTTCACGCTCACAAAGAAAAGCTACATTACAAGCTAAATGCCAAAGATGTGGAAGTCCACTTTCAGCATCTACACCTTCTGGGTCATCAAGATAGTGCATAAAATGTCTATAGGTAGCGTTACGAAGCCTGTCTATATCAATGTTTTTCCACCCATGCTCGCCTGTCTCTGGATATTTAAACAAACCATACATTCTAACATAAGCTATATTCCAAAGCATTTCTCTTGGTACAAGAGTGAGAACAGGTTTACCGTTATCATTTTTATGTATATCATTCATTAATCATTTCCTCCGCAACTTTTGCCAGTGCTTCTTTATACTTTTTACTACGCTTAATAGAATCAACTACTTGGGCTGTAGCCTTTTCTATGATTTCATCTTTATACTTATCGAGAAGTTCGGCAAACATTTCTTGTGCATCATAAGAAAAACCATTATACCTAAACAATCTATTTTTTGTAGACTGTGAAATAGAATCAACTACCTGCTTAGTGGCTTTTTCCTCAATGTGCTTTTTAATAGCATCGTCATCAATAGTAATACCAAACTGAATAATATGTTCCATTAATCTTCTCCTTCACTATCTGTAAGAACTGCACGACCAATATACTCTACAGCATTTTCTGAATCCAGAACTCGTATATACGCAATTCCTTGTTGTGGAATTGGTACACCTATCATATACATAACATCCTTATCTGTTTCTGTTATTTTAGTAACAATACCAAGACTACCGCACCACTTATGACGTTCGTTAAACTGGACAACATCATGCTTTTGAACTAACATCACTTTCCTCCCTTACGTTCGTATACCACGTTATCATAAACATCTTCAATTTTTTGCACAGCATCTCCATGACAAGTATAATACGCAACCATTTCATTATGGAATTTTTGAGCTTCTTCTTTTGTGTCTCTCCACCCAAGAATAATCCAATCTCCAGCATGAAACTTAGTATGGGCGATAGCAGTTTCATAAGGATGTGCTCTATCTGTTACATATGCCGTATCAATACTAAATTCATCTGAATCAAATCTGGCAACTACTCGTTCCTCATAATTGCCCATCATACTAAACAAATTGAGCATCACTTTCCTCCAATTCTGGTTGTCTCAAATTCACTGATTCTTCTGGTTAATACTTTCTTACAAGAACTAAGAAGTTCCTGCGCATTATCTACCTTTGACTTCATAATCTTGTAAGCTCTGTTATACGCCGCAGATACTATATATTCTTCTTGACTTGCCAACTCTGCAAGAGAATCTTTATCTGCTACTGTACCACTACTTTGACTTGCTCTGGCAGTATGATACATTTCTTTATATACTGCTTTTGCTATATCATCTCTTATGCCAAGATATTCACATGTACCACCTGCAAAATAGATATAAGTGGAAAGATTCATACAGAAATCATCTAACTCTTCATTGGTCGGCGGATTCTCTCCATCTTTCAGACAGTCTTTAATAAATCTGACATACTTATCAAGGTCACGGCAATATGGAGCTATAATTTCATCTACTATTCTATCTAATGCTCCTGCGTTACTCTCTATATTTTCTTGAATTTTAGTAAGAGAATCTTCATCTGTTATGTTGAATTTCATTCAAAAATTCCTCCATGTTATATTCAAAGAAAACTCTTTTCTTTTTACCTTTTATTTCTGTTACATAGTAATTGTTATAATCAAATCGCACACTCTTATATCCTGCGGCTCGTATTCTTTCAAATTCCTTAATGGATATAAATTTAGTCACATCTTTATCTATCCACCAACATATAACTCCTGCAAATACGCCTTCTATTTGTGACTTCTCTAACAGACCTTCCCATTGAGTATTACTTATATTGCCATATTTGTGTTTTGGGTCATTACTGTGAATACTTAGTGTATTGCCGTGTACTGATTTACATTCTATATAATATTCATATGGCTCTCTATAAACTATAAAATCACAAATATTGGCGCTTGTGCCTTTGAATTTAGTAGTTTGGTCATGAAGCCTGTCAATAGAAACGCCGGGAACTTTTTCAAACGCTTCTCTTATAACATCTTCAAATTGTTTCCCACGATTAACAGCCATACTCTTCTTTTAACTCCGAATAGTGGTCCATGATATACAGACATATATCTGTTGTAAGGTCTGTGATAGACAAATCACACACAGCTCTAATAGCCCACATATTTGTTACTCCGCTCTTCTGGATTCTTACATAATCTTCAAACTGTTCTTTTGTAGGTTTATCTTTATTCATTTCAGCCTCCTATAATCTCAATTCCAAACTCTTCTTCAACTTCTTTTTTTGTCATACGCCTACGCTTACCTAAAGCATCTATACTGATTAAATAAACCGGATTATTAGCGCCATATAAGTTAGTGATTAACGCCATATTACCATCCAAATATAAAATTTTATACTTCTCATCTCTTGGCGAAACTTCACCAGATATAGCGTAAGCAAATCTAACAGCCCAACGTATATCAAAATCTTCTCGATGCGATTCTAATTGTTCAACAAACCAGCCCTCATATACTGGAAATTTAGCACCCCAATTATAAACATATACAGCATCACCGACTTTTAATTCACTCATCACACTCTCCTATTCCACATTTCAACTGCTTTTTCTTCTGCATCTTTACTATGAGATGTAAAACCATAATCTGAAATCAGAACTTTACCTGTTCTTGCTTCACAGTTTAAACATCTCACATATGCCGCTTTTTCAGTTTTTCCCTTATTATAGACTCTTGAACTTTTCTCTAAATAAGCCTCTCCCCCACAAAATGGGCATTTCTTTAATTCCATATCTTATCCATCCTTTTTACATTGTTCTCTGTACCCGCAGTACGTACATGATTTACGAGTTACATTTTCTGGTTTCGGTGGTGTAATCATCTTATTTACATAATCATCACACTCATGTATGTAATCCTCAAGATTCTGCCGCATTTCATCTGTGACATTAAACATAAATGCTTTCATGTCCAGTATATCTCTACTGATATACACAAACAGAACTTGGTCAATACCGAGTGCAAGTGAATATGCTGTACCCTGATTATAGTGGCTTGGGTCAACATCTTTTCTGTTCATAAACTTATAACTACTTTCAGTTTTAAGCTCCAGAATATAATATCGACCTTTGTACTTGATTATACCGTCACACATGAATGACATATTTAGCTCTTTATGATAGAGCTTTGTCTCCATGCCACTTTTTGATTTAATTTCAAGATAATCAAGCCCACGACTTTTTACAAATTCTGCAACATCAATATACTCACAATCAATGCCGTTATCTTTCATCTGCTCTACGGCAGTCTGCACTCTAACGTGAATATCTGTTCCTGCATTACATATACCAACAAGCGTATAATTTGAATGTGATTCATCAGGTCGCACCCCCATTATCTGATAATAGCTTGCACGAATACAATTCATACCAGATGGCTTATAGGTCTGACTTGGAAGTCTGTTGTCTTTATCTGCCGTCAGCTCTATTGACCGTTTCAAATTCTGTAAAAAATCTTGTTCTACAGGTACTTTTTCTTTCGTGCTCTCTATGAGCCGAATAACACTTTTTAGTGACTGTCTCGCCAATTTTACCCCTTTCTGATTAAAACTATAAACCCAGGAAGTATAGCAATAAGACCTGCTACTCCCAAGATTCTCCAATCAAAAAGCGGTGAATCCACATACTGTTGTGCTTCTAAGTTACTTACTGAAAACCAAAGTAACGTGCCCCCAACTAATAATGAACTCACCGCAATCACTTTTTCTATCAGCTTCATAATAAGCTCCTTTCTGTCATCTCTGACGCTATCTTTTTACTACTCTAACATTATATCACACTATTCTCGTGCTGTCAACATAAATATTTTACTCTTCATCTTCCATGAGTGCAATAACAATCGTAATGTTGCCATCAACAAGTTTAATTGAACTATCATCACCATAATAAATTTCAATTAAGTCATTCTGAATGGCTTTGACTTCATTGACAAGCATCTGAATATCCACAGCGCAAGTAAAATCTACCTGATTATCGCTTGTCACATAAGGAAGAATCTCAATACCACTTGACGCTTTAGACGATACTTGCAACCCCTGATTTGTAAATGTAAGGTCTACTGCGTTTTTATCATATGTGCCAACGAACAGAGAAAGTCTGTCAAGCATCTGGAGTAAATCACTCTTCGGTACACCGCAATGACTGTCAAGCTCCTGCTCAATAAGATTTGTAATCGGCTCAATAGCGAAATCATCAATACCGTCAACAAACTTACCAACAATAATGCAGTCAGGAGTTTTGAACACAATGTCTGTATCGCTTGCGCTGACCATAATTTTCTCTGCACGCATTACAGCAACAAGGTCAAGAAACTCTGAACTGACGAGTTTGGGTTCATCAAACATAGGAATTGCCAAACTTGCAATCTTATAAGAATCTGTAGCAACTACTTTATCGCCCATATAGTACGCTGTATACTGCGGATTCTCCATAGTGACTGCAAGTGCAGGCTTAATAGTTTCAAGAATAGCAATAACTGTAGAACGATTAAACCCAGTTAAATCAACTGCATCACTTGTAGCAACAGCATCAGGAAATTTTACAGACTCACCATCTTCATCAAGAGGAAGTTCAATAGTATAATTACCGTTACCCTTGACTTTCATTGTATACAGCTTTTCATCCACTGTCATAGTGATGCTTTCACAAGTCATTTTACTGACCAGTTTTGCAAACTGGTTAGCATCTACTACAACATAGAAATCATCTCCTGCTACATGCTGTTCTTTGATATACAGATAGTTGGTAGCATCTGTTGTAATGACTGTAAGCTCTCCATCTTTAAGCTCAATACACATCATACTGGTGATTGGAATGAGCTTATTGTTTCCTGCTCCCTTAATTGCTCTTGCTACAACATCTTTCATCAGTTCTGTGCCGATTGTAAATTTCATTATCTATTCTCCCTTATTATTTCAATACCAACTACATTAACTTTTGGAAATATACCTACTGCCCATTCCATTCCATCAATTTTCTGATAAATAATATATTCATAGCTATCTCGACTAAGCGTTACACTCTCAAAAACAAAACTTCTATTTTCTTTTGTCCATATACGTATAGTCATTTATCTCTCCAATACCCTATTAGCAGTAGTAGTTCTCCAGTTTTCTGCAAAATAACTTCTATCACGAATAATATACTGACAACCAAAAGCATCTGTATAAGATTGAGGATATGTCTTATTCATGTGCTTAATGCCCATTCTTTTCATTCTCTCTCTTGCCACATTTCTGTCAAGTTTTCTGGTATGCACTCTTGTTGGTATTCGTATTACTTTTTGCATATTATTTCTCCTTTTTATATCTACCGCTTATTATTTTTGGTACAGCATATTCCCAATCTATTCTGTGATGAATACGTCTATGATTATCGCCCATTTCAGAAATTTTTACACAAGATGGATTAGCCATAACAGTATAAAATGACTTAACATATGTGCCCAACTCTAAATAAGCATCTGTTAATCCACCACTTCTCTGCTGTGTATCTTGTTGATTAAGGGCTATATCATGTATTGTAAAAAATAATTTACCTCTACTGCCAAGTGTTACATACGCATTTACATCTTCATTAATTCTACCATAAAATTCAAACGGTCTATCTACTCTACAAAAGAAACTATTCATTGCTTTCCGCAATACTTTATTCTTATACAGCTTAGAATCTTTACCGCCTATGTAATCTCCAGTCTGACCAAACGCTACTGTAGTTGCTCCACTAACATCTAAAAATTCAAGTACACAATCAACAATGGAATCAAAATCTCGTACATATACAGTATTCAAATGACCATCAACAAATGTTCTACTCCTAAAAGTGGTATAATCATCGTCAAGTTCTAAAAAGTATGTAAGACCCAAACTCTTTGCTATCTCAAAACAACTATTTCTGGCAAATAATACAATATTCCTATTTTGAAGATTATCCATTGCATCGCATGTCTTTGCTTTTTCCGTCTTATCAAACATTATGACATTTTCTTTGCCAAATTTTCTATAATAAGCATCTGCTGTCTTATCCTCATTATCTATTATGTAATAGATTCGATTCGTGTTACCGCACTTCTTCAATGTAGCTGTAGTAAGTTCAATATTGGCTCTTCCATGAGTAAGTATGAATATCGCAAAATCATCTCTCATTTTGTTTTCTCCCCACTCACATCCATTATACGCTTTATATTCTCACTTAATCTAACATAACCATTTGCAATAGCATCATCAAAGTCAATAATAACTAACGCAGACTTCTCCATAAGCCTCTGCATTTCTGGAGAAGTGTGTGCATAATAATCTGCTATCTTTGAATAATTAAATGCTAAGTGTCTGGCTGCGGCATATCTTAAAAACTCTTTTTCAGGCTCAGAAACATTAGAAGTATTTATATCTCGCAACAATTCTATATATTTACCTCTATCACACAATTCATATAACTGAGGCCCTATTGTTTTAGGCTCATATTGCGGAATCTTTATCTTACCAGTATATTTTTTATCAACAGGCTCAGCTCGTTTATCTATCTTGAACAACTGACTCATATTTATCTCCTATACTTATCACTAATTATTTTAGGTATAAAATTCTTATAATGTATCTCAGGACGATTAAGATTAACTTGTTGTTGACCTATAATAACGAGATGTTGATAATACTCAGACACATTCATTCCCTTGTAACAATCCGATGATGCTTTAGGAGCCCTACAATTCACTTGCATACCAAACGGACAAATTGACATTTTACCGACAAGATTATTGTACAATATGATTGACATATCCTCTAATATACTCGATTTATATGGCTGTAATACTTTATCTACATCATAAATAAACATATTACCGTATCTTGTCGAATACTTATCAACCATTTTATTATTAACACCGATATAAAATGATGAATTTGGAGGACCAACAATATATAAATCTTTACTTGAATTTAACAGATTAATATATAAATCAATCATCTTATCTATCTGAAAAATCTTTGTTGATGCTATTTTACCATTAGATAATTGATAGCGCAACTGTATTGATTCTATATCATCAAATAGATACCCGACATACTTTATCCC